TCCCGCGCACCTAGCAGCACTCCTTTTCTATTTGTTCAGCGGCCCACGCGGCCCGTCACCCATGACGGAGGCACCCGTGGACCCAGAACAGGTTATCGAACAACTGAACGCGAAACTTGATGAAGCCGCAGCCGCGACGGCCGCCCTGACCGAGCAGATCGCCGCGCAACCGAGCGCCGAGGATGTCAAGAGCATCCAGGAGCGCATGGAGACGTTGCAGGGCGAGGTCGCCACGCTCAAAGCCGAGAAGGAAGCCGCCGAGCGCGAACTGACGATCAAGCGCATGCAGACGCAACTGGAAGCGCAAGCCGCCGACATCAAGGGACTGACCGAGCATCGCACCGACCGGAAGCACACCTACGACGTGGCCGCGCGGCCCGGAGTCGGGGAAGAACCCTTCTCGTACAAGGTCTGGAAAGCGAAAAAGGTTCAGGACCCGAAAGCAATGGCCGAGATGGCCGAGTACCGCACAAAGGCGCTCGCTGAGGGCGGCTCGACAACGGGCGGCTATCTCGTTCCGCCGTACTACTTGCAGCAACTGGTTGAGTTGCGGCGCGCGACGGCCCCGCTGCGTAACTACGTCACGACCGTGCCCGGCATCAAGACGAACCTCGTCTACGTGCCGCAGCAACTTGGCGTGAGTACGGTCGCATGGGTGAGTGAGAACGCGGCCAAACCGAGCACGGACGAAGTGCTGGGGCAGATCGCCATCAACATCTTCACGCTCGCCGGTATCGCAGAGGTCTCCAACCAACTGCTGGAGGATTCCGCCCCGGCGGTGGACGCCATCGTGCGGCAAGACCTCGGTCGCGGCCTCGGCATTGAGGAAGATCGCGCGATGCTCAACGGCAGCGGCACCGGCCAGCCGACGGGCATCCTCAATACGGCGGGCGTGACGACGACTGCAACGGCATCTCCGACCGGTACCGCGAACGTCCAGGCGTCCGCCCTCTACACCGATGTCCTCGCCGCCGTTGGCCGTATGCAGGTCAACTACTACGGCAACCCTGACCTGATCGCCATGCACCCGCGCACATGGAGCAAGTTGCTCGCCGCGCAGGACACCACCGGCCGATTCCTCGGCGTCGGCACCGTCGTCGGCTCACAGCAGTTCGGTGAGGCGGGCATGCCGTCGCCCACGCCGACCAACGGGCAGGCAATGACCGCCATCTTCGGCTACCCCGTCCTGATCGACGCCAATATCCCCGTCAACCTGACCACCGGCACCGGCTCCAATCGCTCCGTCATCATCGTCGGAGCCTTCAAGGAGGCATGGTTGTTAGAGCGAGATGGTATCACGATGGATGTCAGTTCTGAGGCGGGTACAAGTTTTGAACAAAATCAAACTTGGTTTCGCGGCGAGGAACGAGTTGGGTTTACTGCCGCTAGGCTTCCCGCCGGCTTCCAAATCATAAATGATGTGGGCGCATAGGTCTTTGACATATATGACGTTGGATGGTATACTCTTTCGTAGTGTTCGTTCACTACGAAGGGGGATCACATGCCAACAACGTTTATCTGCAAGGGATGCGGACAAGAAGCCCGCGTTCATCTGAACGGCTCGACACGGCATCTCTTTTGCTCCCAGGAATGCCGCATACGTTGGGAAGCAGAGAACGGGCGCGGGCCCGCTGAACGCCAAACTCTTGTCGCCTATGTCTGCGAGCAATGCGGACAGCAAGGGGAAGCAAGAACAAAAGGCGGAAAGCCACGGCGGTTTTGCAGCCCTGAGTGCAAAATGGCATGGGACAAGGCGAACCGTACAACGGGTGTGGAACGACAATGCCTGCACTGCGGCAAGACATTCTATGTGCAACCCAGTCAGGACACGGCGAATGGCGGTAAGGGCAGACGCTATTGTTCTCGTGCCTGCGGGTATGCAGATCGCAAGCCGTATGGAGCGCGGGTTGTTCGCATCCACACCGCAGGCTATCGGCAAATCTGGATGCCGGGACACCCCCGCGCATCAGACGGCTACGTGTTCGAGCATATCCTCGTTGCAGAGGCAACGCTCGGACGGCCCCTTACTCGCGAGGACGTAGTGCATCACATCAACGGCGTACGGACGGACAACCGCCCGGAAAACCTGCGCGTGATGACGAACGCTGAACACTCCGCGCTCCATGCGGCACAACGGAAAGAATAGCCCGACTAGAACAGAAAGGAACCTCGCATGGCATTCAAGAGCGAAGATGCGCTGCTCCCCGCGCAAGCGGCGGCGGGAGCGACGGTCGAGACGATTGTGGCGATTGTGCCCTCGCAGTTTGACGAGACGAACTGGACGCTCGTGCGTACCAGCCTCGTTTCGCCCTCGCTGGTGACGGGTGCAGCGACGAACAACGTGACGTACAACGTACGCCAGTACCGCGCGGGCGCGCTCGTCGCCAGTGTCAACCCGGTCGCGACGCTGACCCTGGCGAGCGGCACGAATCTCGCGGCAGACACCGAGGTTGTCGTCCCCCTGGCCGTGGCACAGACGCCGTGCCAGTCGGGCGATGTCTTCACGGTTCAGATGGTACAGAACGGCACGGGCCTCGCGTCGCCCGTGAACGTCTGCGCGCACCTCGAATTCGAATAATCCGCGCCCCGGCACGGACACGCACAAGGAGACAACCATTATGGCAGACAAGCCGAAACTGACGGACGATCTGGATTTGGGGCCGGGCGTCGTTGTGACGCCGGGCTATGAGGTGCCAGCGCGCCCGGAGAACGTCGGCGGCTTCGGCGACCGGCGGATCGTCGTCCACGAGGACGGCATGGCACGCACAGCGCAGAACGCCAAGTTCTTCACCGAGGAAGTGGCCGATCATCCGATTGCGTCCACCTACGCGGGTGCGCGGCGGGGCGCGGCGAAGCGCGAGGACGACGGCGCGGCGGCCCGTGACCACGCGAAAGCGACCGGCGCGGCGAAGGCGTAACATGAGCGCGGACGAAGGCGGAGTCCATCGAGCGGGCCGCCACTTTCTGAGAGACGAAAGGAATAACCCGCTCGTTCCCGCGATCCGCGAGACGGAGGAACCAATTGCCCGATTACAACGGTCAGGGAACGTACGATCCAAGCCTGCGTGATGGCGGGCAGGGATATACCAATACCGACGACTGGGATCGCGGCTTTCGGCAGCACGTCGCACGCATGAAGGTGTGGCTGGCGGAGGCCGAGGAGCGCGGCGATAGCGAGCGGGTCGCGTATTGGCGCGAACGGCTCGCGCCACACCTTTCGCCCCCTACTCCGACGCTCTGGGCCGATCATGTGAGCAAGTAACAGGCGGTGATGGATGGCCGACTATTCTGATCTCAATACGACGATTGCCTACCTCGGTGGCACGACAACGCTGTCGGGCACCGATCAGGCGCTCGTCGGCACGATCATCACCGCCTGCTCGCGCGCCTTTGACCGGGAGACGAACCGCCCGATCAACTGGTGGGCACCACAGACGGGCGTGACGCGGCGCTACAGCGGCACCGGCACGCAGTGGCTGGATATTGACGAGTTCGGCCTGATTACCGGGGTGACGATGAGCACGAACCAATCGCGCTCGGACGCGGTGACGCTCACCGTCACGCCGCCTTCCAGCGACAATGACCCGACATGGCCGAACTTTGTGGAGGTCTACCCGCTCAACGGGCCGCCCTATACCCAACTCTTCCTTCTGCGCTCCTGGCTCCCCGATGCGTGGAAGGTCGGCAATATCGCGGTGATGGGCAATATCGTCACGCCGCCCGAAATCACCGATGCGGTCTCCCTCTGGGTCGCCTATCGGTGGAAGCGGATGCGCGCGAACTGGGCGGAACGGGTCTCCATCGCGGGCGGCCCGTCGCTGCAATGGGGCAGTGGCACGAGCACGAGCAAGAGTCCCAACGACCGTGAGGAGATTCCCGCTGAGGTGCGCCGGGCGATTGACTACTTCACGGGCGAGGTCGCGAGCGGGCCGAAGGTGGGATTGGTTGCGGGCAATGAGGATACGCTCGGTGAGCGCGTCAGTCCGTGGCTTTCGTGGCGTACACACCCGTAAATCGAGAGGGCTGCAATGGCACAAGACCTCTTTACGTCGCTGGCCTCCCTCGATGCCGATTTCATGCCGGAACAATGCGCCGTCGTTCACACCGCGCCCGGCATGCCGAATCCTGACGGCAGCCCGAACCCTGGCGCGGTGACGACCACGACCTACGCCTGTCGGGTCGCACCGTCGGGCGGCTCGCCCCAGGAAACGCTGATCGCCTCGCGGCTGACCGATACGACGCCATTCACCGTCACGCTGCCCTATGACGCTGTAGTGAGCGAGAAGGACACGATCACGTATGCAGGCGGCGTTTTGCAGGTCATAGGCACGCTCGCGCCCCATACCTATCAGACGAGCGTCCGGGCCGTCTGTCGGCGGATCACATGAGCATCCCCGGCGCGATTACCGGCGAACTCTCGGTCGTGGTTGACCTGACGCAACTGGACGCCCTGATCGCCACGCTGACGGTGAAGATCGAAGTCCTGATCGAAAAATACCTGATTTTGATCGAGGACGACGCCAAGCACCTTGTCCCGGTGGCGACGGGGGCATTGCGTGATTCGATTACCCACACGCTCGAAGCGCTGGCGGGTGAGGTGACGGCGGGCAATGACACCGTGGACTACGCCCAATACGTCGAATACGGCACGGCACGAGCCGCCGCGCAACCGTTCCTCAGACCTGCTTTCGAGCGGTACGCGCCAAGTTTTCTCGCGGAGTTGCAGGCAATGATCGGCGGTGTGTAGATGCCCCTCACGAGCAAGCCGAGAGCGATTGATACGGACGTGCTGCTTGACGGAGCGCGCGCCGCCCTGCTCGCCAATGCGACCATTGCCGCAGCGACGGCCATTCCCGGCACATCGCCCACGCAGTACGGCATCTACCCACGTGCCGCACCCGAAACGGCCACCGCCCCGTACATCATCCTCGCGCTCCCTTCCGTCGTGTACGCATCGTCGTATCAAGACCCGACGCTGAACACGCTCATGGACGTCAGTTGCTACACCAGCGGGTGGAGTACGACGACGGTACGGGCGATGCTCAAGGCCGTCCTCACCGCCCTTGTGGATACCGCATGGACGGCAAGCGGCGTCAATATCGAGAGCGCCAACATCGAGGAGGCCGGCACAGGAGTCAGGGATGTAGATGTGGTGGCGAATGGTGTCATGGTGAGGGGAAAACAGGTCACACTCAGAGTTCGAGCCAATCTGTTGTAGCAGTAAAGGAGAAAGCAGTGACGGACAAGAAAGCAACGACCGAAGCCCCGAAGCGGGCAGACGATGCGCCGGTGGAGAAGCCGCGCACGCCCGAAGAGGAAGAGGCGATCCGCGAGGCATTGCAGCGCAAGGCGGAAAGCGCGCGCATCATCGTGGTACACGCGAAGGACTGAGACCGGTCGTGATTGGCAATCGCAGGAGGACGCGCATGAGATGAGCGATAAAGAACTCTGGCATGCGATCCGGCGCGCCCTGCTGCTCGTGATTGCCGCAATTGAGAAACGGTGGCCTGTCTAGGGTCGCCGAATAGTGTTTCACCCCTGAACGCCGCGCCGGTTCGCCCGGCCCCGCCCACGGGATGAGAGCCGCCGCGCTGTGCGCCCGCTCTTTTAGCAATACGCTAAAGGAGTATCTT